CTCCACCAAATGGGGGAAGCGAGGGAACAAGGCCACGGCGTCTGTGACGGACACAGTGCGACCATTTAGGATGGCCGCCATGTGGCCCCCTGGCCCCCACCAGTTAGTATCTCATCTGCCAATTATGCGCGCAGAAGGAGTAGCGATGCCAAGGAAACCGGGAGAGAAGTTCATTAAGGAGCGCAAGGATAGAGCGAGCAAGCAGTACAACAAGGCGCGTCCGGTCATCCACGAGTTCTACAAGACCAAGGCATGGCGCAAGACTAGTGTGGCATACAGACAGGAACATCCGCTCTGCGAAGAGTGTTTGAGACAGGGAATTATCACGCCTGCCGAGATGGTGCATCACGTTGTCGAGATCACGGACGGCGGAGACCCGCTAGATTGGGACAACCTTGAGAGTTTATGCCTTGCATGTCACAACAGGATACACGCTAGGGATAGGGTCGGGGGGGAGTAAATACCTCCACGGATAGTGTCATGGGAGCGGTGCGGGGTCACGCGCGAGTTTTCGCAGGTTAGAACAGGGGGGGGTAGCAATGAGGCCGGGGCCGTCGCCAAAACCAACGAAACTGCGAGTGCTGGAGGGGAATCCATCTAAGAGACCCCTGCCGAAGAACGAGCCTCAACCGGATAGCACCATGCCGGATTGCCCGGAATGGTTGATGGATGACGCGAAGGAAGAGTGGGACAGGATAGCGACAGAGTTGAACCGAATAGGGCTGCTGACGGTGGTTGATAGAACCGCGTTAGCCGGATATTGCCAGAGTTACGCGCAGTGGAAGGATGCGGTTGCGTGGATAAAAAAACATGGGCAGGTATACCCGCTCAAGGACGACAAGGGAAATGTGAAATGCCTGCAACAGTTTCCGCAGGTTGGGATAGCGAATCAGTGTCTGAAGCAGATACGGGCATTCTGCGGCTTGTTCGGGTTAGACCCATCGTCGAGGGCGCGGCTTGAATTGCCGAGCGAGGACGAGGCAGACGATTTCAAATCAAAACTGAGGGCAAAGATGGGGTGATCCCGTGCTTTCCCGTAAAAAGGCAGAGTGGGCGATAGAGTTTATCTCTCGGCTCACTCACACGAAAGGTGAATGGGCGGGACAGCCTTTCAATCTACAGAAGTGGCAGAAGACATTCATCAAGGAGTTGTTCGGACGGGTAAAGAAAGACGGACTCAGGCAATACCAGACAGCATACCTGGAGATACCGAGGAAGAACGGGAAGAGCGAAATGGCAGCTGCCATCGCTCTTTTTTTATTATTCGGAGATGGGGAGCAGGGAGCGGAAATATACTCTGCGGCCGCCGACAGGGAGCAGGCATCACTCGTTTTCAACGCCGCCGCCGCTATGGTTCGAAACGATCCCGTGCTGTCGAGCATGTGCAAGATTATCGACTCCCAGAAGCGGATAGTCGTTTACAAGACGAACTCCTTTTACCGCGCGATATCTGCTGAGGCATATAGTAAGCATGGGTTCAATGCCCACGCCGTGGTTTATGACGAACTCCATGTCGCGCCGAACAGGGAACTATGGGACGTGTTGCAGACCTCAATGGGGTCTCGGCAACAGCCGTTGATGATAGCCATAACAACGGCAGGATATGACCGTAACTCCATATGTTGGGAACAGCACGACTACGCGCTCAAGGTGATGAACGGTGTCATTGAAGACCCGACATTCCTGCCGATGCTGTACTACGCCGAAGAGGGCGACGATTGGACGGACGAAGAAGTCTGGGCGAAGGCAAACCCGAACCTGGGAGTGTCCGTGAAACTGGATTTCCTTCGCAAGGAATGCTTGAAGGCGCAAGAGATCCCGGCGGCACAGAACACCTTCCGCCGTCTGTATCTCAACCAATGGACGACACAGGAGACACGGTGGTTGGACATGGCGAGATGGCGCGCCTGCGGTCAGGAGTTCGACCCGGCGAGTCTGTCAGGTCTGCGATGTTGGGCAGGAGTTGACCTGTCCACGACAACGGACATAGCGTCATGCGCTTTGATCTTCGAGCCTGACGAAGAAGGGATAGTTCATGCGCTCTCGTACAACTGGGTTCCGGGTGAGAACATCGCCGCGCGAGTCCGGCGGGATAAAGTGCCGTACGACCAATGGCAGAGGGAAGGGTACATCCGTTCGACCGATGGCAATGTCATAGACCACGACGCGATAAGGTTCGCCATCGCACAGGAAATGAAAGAGATGTTCCCGCTCATGGAGGTCGTCGGATATGACCCGTGGAACGCAACGAAATGGGCTATCGACCTGGAAGGTGACGGCGTTCCGGTCGTACAGATTCGGCAGGGGTACAAGACAATGAGTCCCGCCTGCAAGGAACTAGAAAGGCTCGTCTTGGGCGGGTACTTGAGGCACGACAATAACCCCGTCCTCACATGGGCGATGGACAACATGATGATAGTGACCGACCCGGCAGGGAACATCAAGCCTGCCAAAGATAAAGCGACGGAGAGAATCGACCCGGCAGTTGCGCTGATAGTCGCGATCGCGACGATGCTTGAATTTGGCGACATGGAAGAATACATCGAACTCGAACACGGACTCGTCATGATCTGAAAGGGGTGATGGAAAATTAAAATATCTCTATTTGGAAAGCCGATACTCGACATTTCCCTTAGGTCATCCCTTTCGCCGCGAGCGTCCGATGCCGAGATAGAGCGTTTCATCCTGGGACTTGGAGTCAGGCAGAACGCCGCCGGGGTGGACGTGACGGAGGAATCGGCGATGCGTTTCGTTGACGTGTTTAGTTGCGTCCGGGTATTGGCTGAGAGTGTCGCATCCCTCCCGTGTAAGGTCTACATGTACGGTGAGGACGGAAGGAAAGAGGTCGCGCGGTCGCATCCGAATCACCGGATACTCGGACTTCGACCGAACCCGGAGATGACAGGGTACACCTTCTGGGAGACGGCGGTTGGACACATTGCATCATGGGGGAACTTTTACGGGTATATCAAGAGGCTTGAGAGCGGATACATCGACAGCATCTGGCCCTTGAAGCCTCCGAACGTCAGGCCATTCAGGGGATTGAGCGGGAAGATCGAATATGAGGTCAAGTCAGACAACGGGGGGCATGTGGTATTCCCCAATGAGAACGTCCTGCACATTCCGGGACTCGGCTTCGACGGACTCATGGGATACTCCGTCATTAACCAGTTGGCGGACAGTATCGGGCTTGCGATGGGCGGGGAACAGTACGCGGCGAAGTTCTTCTCAAACGATGGGACTCCCGGCGGAGTAGTGGAGACCGACAAGAAGATGACAACGGACACCATTGCATTGCTCCGTAAGAACTGGCAAGACATGTACGGCGGAGCATCAAACTCGCACAAGATAGCGGTACTCGAACAGGGGATGAAATTCAACCCTATTACCATCAACCCGGAGGACGCGCAACTTATCGAGCAACGCAAGTTCTCCCGGTCGCAGATAGCGGAAATATTCAGGGTTCCCGCTCACATGATAAACGACCTTGAGAAAGCGACATTCTCAAACATTGAGCATCAAGACCTGGCGTTTGCAAAGCACACACTACGACCCTGGTGTACTCGCATCGAGCAGTCTGTCATGACGCAGATGTTCACGGACAGGGAACTCGCGGAAGGTTACTTCGTCAAGTTCAACATGGATGCGCTCATGCGGGGAGATTACAAGTCGCGTCAGGAAGGGTACGAGATAGCAACGCGGAGCGGGATCATGCTGATAAACGAGGCCCGTGCGCTTGAAGACTTGCCGCCTGTTGGTGGTGGCGATACGCCTATCGTTCAGGGACAGATGATATCTCTGGAACAGGCCATAACCAATGTGAAAGGAGGTGTAGACGAGAATGGAGGACAGGGTACTGGAGAGGAGAGCAATAACTGAACTGCGGAGCGTCGAAGGCGAGACTCCGGTACTGGAAGGCTATGCGGCGGTTTTTAATTCTCTTTCCGAGGAGTTGTGGGGATTCCGCGAACAGATTGCAGAGGGAACTTTTGCCAAAACTATCAAGAAGGACGATATAAGATTCCTCTTCAACCACAACGCGGATCACGTACTGGGCAGAAATAAAGCAAATACTTTATCCCTTAACGAAGACGACCGGGGTTTGAAATTCCGGTGTGAACTGCCCGATACAAGTTTTGCAAAAGATTTGGCGGAAAGTGTCAGGCGGGGCGACATCGACCAGTGTTCGTTCGGGTTTTACGTCATTACCGACGAGTGGACGAAAAAAGAAGATGGGTCAGTCATACGGACACTAAAGGAAGTTGACTTGTTCGACGTGTCGCTTGTGACGTATCCGGCCTACCAGGATACAACCGCTTCCGTCAGGTCAAGCAAGGAGATGTTTGATAAACACATCGCCGAACTGAACGCGCCGGAGCAAGAGAAGGCGGCGAGTGAACGGCTTTCGATACTGAAACGGAAACTGGATCTACTGGAAACAGAGTAGCACCGACAAAAACAAACAAGGCGAGACTCCTTCGGGGGTCTTTTTTTGTGCCTAAAAACAGGAGGAATGTTAAGTGAACATCATAGAAATGCAGCAGGAGAGGACAAAACTTATCGCCGAGGCGCGCAAACTGCTTGACCTTGCACAGGAGGAAAAGCGCGATCTTTCCGCAGAGGAGGAGGCCAGGTACAACAAGGTCTTTGAAGATGCGGGGAAACTGAAGGACAAGATCGAGCGCGAGAAGGCCCTTGCCGAAGAGGAACGCAGACTCGGAAACGTGGAGCCTGAGCCTTACAAGACCCAGCCTGCAAAGAAGGAGGACTCCGAGGAGAGGAAGAAGGAACTTGTTAATGCAGGGTTCCGTTCATACCTGCTCGGCAACATGCCCAATCAGGAGTTCCGCGCAATTCAGGCGGACAGTGACGCTTCCGGCGGATACATGGTGTCCCCGGAGCAGTTCGTGGCTGAACTCATCACCGGACTTGACAACCAGGTCTTTGTCAACAGTCTCGCCAACGTGATCCAGGTCAAGGCCGGAACTGACACTCTCGGCGTTCCCTATCTGAGTGCGGATGTGGCAGACCCCGCATGGACAACTGAGGTTGCGTCTGTATCCGAGGACAGCACTATGGCTTTCGGCAAGCGTTCACTCACGCCGCATCAGCTGACCAAACTGGTCAAGGTCTCCATGAAACTGCTTCGCGTATCCGCGATATCGCCGGAGAAGGTTGTTCGTGATCGTTTTGCCTACAAGTTCGGAACCGTCATGGAAAATGCGTACCTCAACGGCGACGGTAACGACCAGCCGCTGGGTGTGTTCGAGGCTTCAAACGACGGGATATCCACCGGACGCGACGTGTCCACCGGCAACGCAGAGACCGCATTCACCGCAGACGGGCTTATCAACGCAAAGTACGCTCTCAAGGCTCAGTACAGGCCGGGTGCGGTGTGGATAATGCACCGTGACGCTGTCAAGATGGCATCCAAGCTGAAAGACGGCGAAGGCCAGTACCTCTGGAAGCCCGGCATTGCCGCCGGAGATCCCGACATGCTTCTCGGTCACAAACTCTACGAGTCCGAGTACGCACCTAACACCTTCACCACTGGCTTGTATGTCGGCATCCTGGGCAACTTCTCTGTCGGCTACTGGATAGCGATGATGATGAACTTTGAACTCCAGAGGCTGAACGAACTTTACGCCGCAAACAGTCAGGTCGGATTCATAGGCCGGATGTGGGCGGACGGTATGCCTGTTGACGAGAACGCCTTTGCGCGAGTAACCCTCGCCTAGTTGGATATAAGGCGAAGGGAGGAGGAATGACGGATGCATGCACTTTCGGGTAATTGCAAGATCACTATGGCGAAAGCCGCACAGACAGAGGGAACCGGTGCCGTCACAAGCGACATCATCGACATGGCGGGATTCGAGGGGGTTCTTTTCCTGACCCGCTTCGGGACCGCTGCCGCAAACAACAGCGTCAAGGTTCAGCAGGACTCCGCTGCGGCAATGGGAAGCGCCGCTGACCTGGAGGGGACAAGCGTTGTTTCGGGTGCAGACCCGAGCAATGAGGCGATCTACGTGGACGTGTACAAGCCCCAGGAGAGGTATGTCAAACTGTACGTCACTCGGGGGACATCGTCCACGCTCGGAGAGATCTGGGCTATTCAGTACGGGTGCAGGAATGCCCCACAGACCCACGCGGTATCGGGAACCCTGACAGGCGAGGCCCACGTCTCCCCTGACGAGGGTACCGCATAGTCGATTCCGT